TGTGATATCCATTTCATTCTCCTTTCTCTGGTTTAGTTAAAGCTAAACTCACTCAAAGTGATCTTCGTCCCAGGAAATCTCCCTTCCTCCCCCCAACTCTATCCACTTCTCATGCCAATAGGTCCAGCCCTTCTTCGGAGCGGAAACCACACCATTCTCAACAAATAGGATGTCAAGGGCCCGCCCAGTCTGATGGCCCGAAATATTTTTGACGCCATCGCAGTTGGTTATAGTCTCTCCGATTTTCTTTCCATCGGCATCCCTTCCAACCTGCCAGTCCGCGTGCTGGGCCTGCTGAGACCTGTACCAATCGCATCCGACGGGGTGTTCCCCCTCATCGATCATCTGGCGGATGAGCCTCGTGATCTTATCCGTATATTCGATTCTATCCATCACAGTCCTCCTCTCGAAAGATATTCGATTGCAGCGTCAGCTTTTCTTATTTCGTCAGCGATCCTTCCGAAAGCCACTTCCATCGTCAGAGCGCCTCTCTTATAAAGCACGTAGGCTGCGCCCATTGATACGATCGCGTGCCTTATTTCTGAAAATTTTTCGAGATCGAATTTATTAAGAATGAGCGCTTTTTCCATGGCCTCACTTTTTAATAGCAGCCTTCGGCTGGTCTTGTCTCTTGCTGAAGGCCTCAATTCCCTGAAGCCGATTGCCTATGGTCGCATATTGAACATTGATCTGCTTTTGTATCGCTGCATTGGCGTCCTCAAGCCGTGCCATGCGGTTCTGATGAGCCCAGTATCCGATCGTAGCGATCGTTCCGAATAGGGTCACCACGATAGCACAGACTCCGATTAGGACAGCTGTTGATGGCTTCTTAGAGATCGCATCGCGGATTGCGACAGCACCATCGACCATGTCTTTTCTAATTTGCTCGATCTTCTCAAAGATGCTTTGTTCGCTTTCTTTCATCTCTTTGATGTCGCCTTCTGCCGCCTTGATCTGCGCCTGGATCCCGCTGCAGAGTTTGCATGCACCGCTCATCTCGTTTCCCTTCCTCCATGTCTCAATTCCCGAATCCTAACGCCCCCAATAAAATGCCTGAACTGATAGGGAGTGTCCAAAAAATCTACCCTGATCTTTTTCCCAGCCGAGGGGGCATGAATAAACTTCCCATCACCCAGGTAGATCCCAACGTGCAGAGGCTTCTGGGAACCATTAAAAAAAACGAGATCGGCCTCCTGCAGATCATTCCGTTCAATGGCTTTCCCCACCTTGAACTGCCCTTTCGTGCTTCTCGGTAAGGTGACATCAAACGTCCGGTACATTCGATAGACGTAGCCTGAGCAATCCATGCCTGCCGCCGTGTTTCCTCCGAAGACGTAAGGGGTCCCCTGGAAAGCCAGACAGACTTTTATGAAGCGGATTCTTTCCTCTCGGTCCACCCAATCCTCATAACCAGTGGCGGCTCCCTTTGTATCTTCCATCTCTTCCTTCGCGGCTATCGCAGCATTGTCTTCGCGCGGTGCCTCTTTCGAATCGAAAGCTCCGTATGCGACAACGATCAACCAAAAAATCAATATCCCGATTCGAAGAGCCTTCATTCATCTTCTCATTCACTTTACGACTTCGTTATCGAATCCGTCCCGTGGCCTGAATCTGGTATCGAGCGTGAAGTCGCTACCGAGACGGCATCAGCACCAGCACCAGAATCCGGCGCCAGAATTACTCGCGAAACTGAAACAGTGTCTACGCCCGACATGAGGTCTGAGAGCGGACTCTGAACCACGAACGGATAAGCAACTACGTCGGCAAGGTTCTGCACGCCAGATTTCCAGATGTTGAAGCTGCAGAATTTAAAATAGACGACGCTGTGGAGCCAGGTGCTGTCGAATGGCAGCCGCGCCACCAAATTATCTAACCTTACAAATTTCGATCCAGCCGGGTGCTTGGAGATTCCTGTTCCCTTTGCGCCGCGTCGCAGGTATGTTAGGTCATATTTGTAGGCGGCCGTAAGGGTCGCGGTCTGATAGGAAATAATCTCTAATCCCCCGTCGAGAATCGCGCATGCCGTGACAATATTATCGGCGTCGGCCTGTGATCCAGAGAGCAGATCTCCGAGGCTTCTCGATATATCCACAGAGCATATGTCCAAAGTGTCCGGATCTGAACCTGATGGAAGAGGGGAAGTGAGGGCTCCCGTCCTTGGCCTACCAAGGATCGTGCCGGCGTATTGGTACGTCGCATCGTCAGACGAGACGTAGATGTCACAGCCGCCCCAGATCGGTCCCCCAGTGGCAGCGATCCACAATTCGGGTTTGGACTGATCCGCCCACAGGGCTTGGGGCGCAAGGAAAATCAGCGGAGGCGGATCGATGCTTGGAGCGCCGACGTTATAATTCGGCACATAGCCTGCAACAGCCTGCCTACCGTACGAGGCAACGCTCCCTGTCCCCTCGGGGAATTCCTCGGCGGTCACGGTTAGCTTATAATTTTCATCCTCTTCAATTTGGGTGATTCTGACCGGAGCTTTGTCCATGCCAAGTTTGGAATCGGTAAGAGTAACCACATCCATTCCTTCTAAGAGGCAATATTTCCAGCCGAGCTTGAAAGTATAGGTGTTCCTGATATAGGCCTGCCTCTGAAGCATCAGTTGCACGAGGCGTTGGCCCTGTGCCGGATCGCAGATATCGTGCATCATTTTGATGTCGCCCGGACGTAGGAGATAAGCATCTATCAGGGCCTGCTCCCAGGCCTCGGGGACTGCCACGTTATAATCGTTCTGGCGGTCGAGGCATTCTATTTTGAGATTGTTATTGCACACCGCCGGGGATTTTCGAGATACCTTAATTGGTTCCTCTTCGCCTTCAACCAAGAAGTCATCGTCTCCGAGATCGTAGCGCGGCGTCGTATCGGGCGTCCATGTGACACCGTTCCCGGTGACTGGAGCGTCGGCATACGGAATCGCCCTCAGCACAGAGCCGTCATGCCAGATGGCGGTTGAGAATGCCTCATCGAGAAGAGACAGGATATGATCGGCTGCTGGCTGCTGAGAGGTGAAAGCTGGGGAGAGAAGGAAGCCAGAAGCGAGGCACCAGGTCCAGAAATCGGAAAGATCAAGGAGAGCGGAGGAGAGGCCGACGCCGTACCTCGTATCGCTTACAATAGCGTCTATAATGTCAGCCGGGTTCGCATCAAAGGCGCTGTGCAGTCCCTCTATTTTGACACCATAAATTTGGAACTCAGCTTCTGTAATGCCTGGATAGGCATTGTTCGTATTGAAAAATGTAATATGGAGACCAGCCGTCCCAGCAAGGGTTTCTGTATACGTTTTCTCGAAGTAATGCCAGCCCCCATCAGTATAAGAGAAGATTTCGTCCACAAATTCATATTGGGAGGCATCGTTTCGCATACGAACCGACAGGGAGCCAGAGTATATCTTGTACCAAAATGACAGCTTGTAGCTAACGCCGTTTTCAGTTGCCACGATCGGCTGACTGAATCCTCCCCATCCTGCGAGATCCCAAATATGCGCCGCCCATACGTTTCCGCTAACTCCTTCTGGATTGGCAATCCAATCTTTCGTATAGAACACCGGGTAATTTATCACCGGCCAGTCAGTGGGAGGATTTCCTCGTGAAAAGGATCCATTCGAGATGAGATCAAACGGAATTGTAATCGGAACGGAGGAGGATAACAGGCCGCCGACCTCAAAACTGAAGTCTGGCAGGGAATCCGTTTCCCCGGTAGGATAGAGCGCAGATGCGACGTAAGCCAAGCCTGGATAATTCAGCGCTGCGTCTGGATGTTGGGCGGATAAGTATGACCAGGGCAACTGAGGATAGGTCCCTTTAAAAAGAGACATGCCGCTCAGGGCACTAAAGGCTGATTTGGATGCCCATTGCCTGATTATTTTCTCTATCGGACCCTCGCACAGGCCCATCGCAAAGGCCACTTGGTAGGTGTAGGAGACCTGCACGGAAACTTGCGTTCCCCCGCCGCCTCCTCCTCCCCCTTTTCCGCCACCGGGTGTCGTCGTCGTTGTCGAAACTTCCTGACGAATTGCCCTGTAATCGTCTGTCCAAATGAAATTCCCCGTGATTCTTGTCGTGCCGAACACCACAGGAATCACCATTCCCTGCGTGCTGGTTTGCAGCCGGAGGGCGTTATATTTGGGGACCTGCTCTCCGAGGACGTTCCGATTGTAGGTGTACCGACCGCCTCCGCCTCCCATTTATAGGAGCTCCTTATGCCTGAAGATTCGCTTCGGCCAGGTAGAGATAGGTGCCTGGCTGGCATCGCCGTATAGCACGCATCTTTCTGGAGCCGATGCGTGTATGATTAATGGCCAATCGATGATTATTCCGCCATGACTGTAGATTCTGCCGTGCTTAAAGACAACAGCATCTGCGGGAAGATAAGGCTCGCTAAAAATCTCGTCTGCGAACTCTAAAATGATCTCGACGTACCACTCATCTGATCTATGAAGCATGAAATCCGGGCCATAGTGCGGAGGGACCACATGCGGGGTCAAGCCGAGATTTTCACAGACTCCGAGAATGAACATCCCGCAGTCGACTCCTGCTCCTTTCACTCTTGCCTCATGATGCCAGGGGGTTCCGAGCCAGGTCTTTGCCTCTTGCAATATAGAGGCTCTCAGTTTTTCTTTGTCCGTCGTCGTCATCACAGGCCCGCCTCCGGCACCGGGATAAATGGGAAGCCCCTGAATTGGTTTCCGTTTGAAAATTTAAAGATGCACGTATTCTGACTGTGATCGCATCCGGGATAAATCTGAAACGCATCATTCGCCGCCGGCGTATAGAGAAGAGGATAAGCGATGCTCACGTTTCCCGCTGAGTAGCTTTTGATCGTGCGCATCACGTCCACGTTATTTCCCACCGTGAATCTCACGACGCCCTGATCGAAATAATTGTTGGCTTGAGCGAGATCCGTCGGAAAGCTGTTCATTGCGCCATTTCCCGTCACGTTTCCTGAAACCGTGAAGGAAATCCTGTTCGCTGTGCATCCCGCATCGTAAAGCTTCCACACGCACTGAGCAGAATAGACCATCCGTGGCCACATTACGGAAAGCAGCTCCGCAGTACTGGCGACCTTGAGCACAGCCCCAATCCTTCCTATCGGATCGATGTCGGAGACGGTGCCGTTAAATGAGGTTATTGCGCCAATGAATCCGTCCGCTGCCCACCATTTGAAGAATGCTCTTTGAAGGAGGACTGTCGCCCCGTCCAGGGCGCCGTTTCTTAGGGCGGCAAGCCATCCTACTCCTCCGATGTTTGCCGTGGTCGGGTAAACCGTGAGCTCCAGGTCGTCCACCTGGAGTCCGAGCCCCTGACGCATCGGTCCTCTTTTTATTAGGAGGCCATCCGATTTATACTCGTTGCCCTCTATGATGAGATTGACATCGAGTGAAGTATAGAGATAGGTTGAATTATCGGCCAGGGTGAAGGTATAGATCTCGGCGAATTTTAGATCCGCGTAATTTTGGAGAGCATCGATGATTTCGTTTGAGGCTGTTTTCATGTTATCCCAGGATCAAGATTTCGTTCCCGTTCCACCACTTATAATGCGGCCCATCATTGGCACCCGTAATCAGCCACCAGTACCCAAGTTGCGTTGCGTTCCAACCTGCTATGCCAAGCGAGGAGTTCGCAGCGGCATCGGTCGCAAAGGACCCCTGGTAAAGATTATTGGTTTGATTATTGAGTAGCATTTGAATCCAGATCGCATTCGGAGGGCTCAGACTTGCATCGGGAAGATAGATGTTCCCTTCCTGCCTTACTGACTGGAAGGATACCGATTTCGCTTCCCAGAGATTCCTCATGAACTGGGAAAAGGCCTGATCCCCGCCGCCGGTAGAACCTCCTCCGCCCACGTACTCGATGAACCTGACCCTTTGGTAGTAGGCGAAATTCCCTGTTATCGCTCCGATCGGATTGGAATTGAAAGAAAGCAGCCCGCTCCTCAGATAATTGATTGAGTAGGAATTGTTCGCCTGTGCGTTCCCATTGACCTTGATGACGATAGGGATCTGGTTATTCGAGGCCTGGATATCATATCTCGGTTCAGCAAATCCGCCGTAGGTACGGACCATCTGGAATGAGTTATTGTTCCCGTCACCCACTCCGATCAGTTGGTTTAGAACGTAGCTGTCGGACGGGTCAATATAGAGGAAGTCCTCTAAAGCCCCGCCTCTCTGAAGGTAGAAGCCGGCTAAAGATTTAAGCTCATTATGAGCAGCGTCGTCTCTGAGGATCTCGTAGCTTAGATCGAACTCGTAGAGGGGATAAACATAGAGAGGAACCCTGCTCTCTCTCCCAGAGGCTGCGATCTGGATAAGAGTAGAGAACAGGGGCGTCTTGGCCTGATTCCATTTTAAGCCGGGCAAGGATGGAAAGATCTCATTAGACATTTCAACCTCATGGCATCGCCTGAGTCGTCACATAAATAGTCGTGCTCCCGTTGCTCAAGTTTGTTGCGCTTCCATTTCCAAGATTTCCCGTACCAGATGTCAACGTAGCATAAAGATAAGTATGTCCGGTCCAACTCGGGATATATCCTCCTTGCACCGCATTTGTCCTATTGATCGAAGTACCCAGGTCTGCATCTGCCAAACCCTTTGTTACTACCCCTGACTTTACATCATGGGCGACTATCAATTCACTTCCTCCGCTACTCACACCTACGTTAAGTTGGATGGTCCCCCCTAAACCTGCATACGCTATTGTCGTGTCAGAAATTATTCCAATGATCTTGGCTTTTGGCACCAGGGCTCCAACGATAATGGACTGAGCAACATCTGCCGCCGTCCAAACAGCATGGGGAATCGTGACCTTATAAACGGATTCGGAGATTCTTCCCTGTGCATTAACGGTGGTTCCAACTTGAAGTTGATAAGTTGATATTCCCCCATTTTCAATGTTTAGATATCCGAAGCATGGCGGCATAGCAACCATAGGACCGCCGCCCGGTCCCCCGAAATCTCCCACGCT